AAGCGTATGTGTCTTGTAGTAAACTTACATTAGGGCGATAATTGTAGGTAAAGAGCAATACTTCTTCGTCTGTTCTAGGACGTTGAAATATTGTTAGTTGTTTTGAAACGTGATTCCATTTAAACTCAATAAAACTACCAAACATCTTACCAACTGTTTCCTGGAATCCAGCAAATAACTCGTAGGTTGCAAGTCCACCCATGTTAGAACTTGCTAACAAATAGGTATTTGTATACGCTAGGTTAAACGGTTCGAATAACGTTCCGCCGTCGCCGCCGCCTGTACGTGAACCTATTGATCTTCTAAAGCATTTACGTACTTCAATTATTTCATTTGGTAGGGTATAATCGTTTTGATCTTCAATTAATTTAAGGAAAACATAACTTTCTTCTACGGCATTTTCGCTTCGTTGTCTATAACGTGAAAGGGATTTATCAATGGCTTCTTCGTAGTGTATGGGATCTAACTCAACGTCTACCATACCGTCACCTAACATAGCCTTAACGTATGAAAAGACATTCTGCTTTAATTCTGCTTCTGTTGCCATTGTATTTGTTCCTTAATTAAAAAAATATTTATCTTAATTTTTTATGGGTAAACATTATTGATTATGCGCCGCCGCCTGATGCAATTTGTCTCCAAGCACCTAAGTACACAACCATCTGTTTAGTACCGTCTGTTAATCCTCCAGGATTCCATTCACCTGCACCACCACTGGCAATAGCAACCATACCGTCTGCTGGATTGCTTGGTTCTGCTGTAAGAATAGGTAAGTTTAATACATCACCAAGTGTAATTGTGCCATCAAACGTTAAGTTTTGTGCGGTATACTGTCCCCTTGCTGTTACTGTAGCAAGCGTATCTGCTTCACTTGTTAAAAATCCTGCTGTATCTACATAATTTTTTGTAGCAACGTCTTGTGCAAGTGTAGGATCGCCTACGTTGGATAATTTAATTCCATTTGCATCTACAGTACTAGATACTGTAAATGATATATCTCCGCCCAACGATAGTGTTGTGGCACTTGCTATGCTAGTTGTGTTTATTCCACCACTGAATGTTGTTAATGTGTTTGTAGTAGCACCTCTTTGGATAACACTGTCTAATGTATCTGTACCTGCAAGTGCTGTTCCTATTTGCCATTCCGATGCACTGGCGTTATATGTAAGTATGCTACCATCTGATATTCCTGTTGTATTAATATTTGCGATATCTTGAACATCTAAAGGTTCTGATTTCCAAACGTTTGTTCCACTTACATTTCTGTATACTAATACATTTCCAACGGCTAAACTTGAAACATCTATATCTGTAAGGTCAAGTAACTCATCATATGTTGTTGGTTTATTAACAAGATTATTATAGTCGCCGTCAAAGTTACTAGGCTGGTATCCTAGTGCTGAAACAATGTCCGAGTTAGATACACCGGTAATGTATCCATCTGGGTTGTTAGAATTATATGGAATAAATCCTAGTGCAGAAGTAACATCGTTCTGTGTTAATGCTGTTATGAATCCACTATCATTTGTAAGTTCACTTGTTGCAGTAGGTATGGTTGGTTTATTTGTTAATGCCGCATAATCACCGCTAAAGATAGTATCGGTAATTCCATAACCTGCAAGAGTTGTTGGAGTGTTTGTTATGTAACTCCAATCTAGATTTGAACCTGCACCGCCGCCAGCATCAATAAATTCAAAATTACCTTGTCCGTCTGTTGAAAGAACCTGTCCGCTAGTACCATCTGCTATTCCAAGATCAATTAAAGTTGCAGGGACGCTTGGTCTGTTTAATAAATCGTAAAAGGAACCGCTTACTGCTACTTGTGATAGATTAGGCCTGTCTTGTAAATCATTGTAACTTCCAGATAGGGCAACGGTTGATAACGCTGGTGTTCCTGTAAGTGAACTATATCTACCATTAAGTGCTACGCTGGCTAGTGAAGGCGCATTGATTAAATCGTTATAGTCGCCTGAAGTTGCAACAGGATGTATACCAGTAATGTTGTCGGGTGAAATTTCACTGGTGAATTCTAATCCATCTTTGGTTGCATTAAGAGTAACTATTTGTGTTGATAAATTTGGATCTGTAGGATAAGCAGTAGGAGTGTCTGAAAGTCCTAAAAAACTGCCTGTTCCTGAAGCAATGCCTAATGTGTTATAGACTTCTTCAAAATTCTCGTTTGTTTTTTTAAGTGCGTCTCTAAGTATGTCTCCGTCGCCTTTGTTTACGCCGGATCCTATGTTTATTGTTTGTCTAGCCATGTATGGTTCACCCTATTTGTTTAATATATTTATCTGATCACACAGCGATAAATAGTTATACTATGCCAAGACTCAGTTTATATAAACCAGAAAAAGGACAGGATTACACGTTTATAGATAGACAGATCTATGAAATGTTCCAGGTTGGCGGTACTGATATTTTTGTACACAAATACCTCGGGCCAAACAATCCTACACAAGACGATGCTACAGCAGATCAGCCTCGCTATGACGCTGTAAAGGAAACAAACATACAGGACATGTTGTTTTTAGAGAATAGAGATCGAAAGTATGATCCAGATATCTATACAATGCGTGGCATATACAACGTACAAGATATTGATTTTGATTTAAGCCAGTTTGGATTATTTTTACAAAATGACACACTGTTTATGACCATTCATATTAACAGTAGTGTAAAGGCACTTGGCAGAAAAATAATGAGTGGTGATGTAATAGAGTTACCACACCTAAAGGATGAATATGCACTAAATGATTTTAGTGTTGCACTAAAAAGATTTTATGTTGTGGAAGAAGTAAGCAGAGCCGCAGAAGGCTTTTCGCATACTTGGTATCCACATCTATACAGAATTAAGTTAAAACAGATAATGGATAGTCAGGAATACAAGGATATACTTGACTTACCTGCTGAAGAAGGCAGTGCAGATACATTAAGAGATGTGCTTTCTACATACGAAAAAGAAATGCAAATCAATGATGCTGTTGTTGCACAAGCAGAAGCAGATGCTCCACAAAGCGGGTACAATACAAAACATTATTACACACTTGCACTTAATGAAGCAGGTATGCCTAAGATAGTAACAGTTGACGATGCAGATTTATCAGCAGACCAGAAAGTAACTATTGACAAAGCAAATGGTACTCCAGAGAAAGACGGGTATGATGGTTACCTAACTGGCGATGGCATTGCACCAAACGGTGAACCTTTCGGTCACGGTATTGCATTTCCAACCACTGCGTCTGAGGGAGATTATTGGTTAAGAACTGACTTCTTGCCAAACAGATTATTTAGATTTAATGGAAGACGTTGGGTGAAATACGAAGATAAGGTTAGACACGGGCTATCTAATACAGATACAAGAGCAAATCAGAAAGGTACATTTATCAACAACACTAAAACAAACGAAATTGGTGGAGAAACTGTACAAGAAAGACAGAGCCTTTCTAAAGCACTTAAACCTAAGGCAGACAACTAATGCAACATTTTTATGATGGACAAATAAGACGTTACCTTACACAAATTGTAAGAATGTTTAGTGACTTTGCTTACAAGGACGGTGATGGTAAAATAGTTAAGGTTCCAGTAACCTATGGTGACTTGACAAGACAGGTTGCAAGCATTATCAGAGATAATTCAGAAAACAAAATCCCAAGTGCTCCAAGAATGGCTGTGTATGTTACTAGTATTGAGATGGATACTGCTAGACTTGCAGATGCAAGTTATGTTAGCAAGTTAAACATTAGAGAACGTGCTTATGATTCGCAAGGCGAAGAATATTTAAATGAACAAGGTAAGAATTATACTGTAGAACGTCTAATGCCTACACCGTATACACTTGGTGTTAATGTGGATATTTGGTCAACTAATACAGATCAAAAACTACAGATTATGGAACAGATACTAATGCTGTTTAATCCAAGTTTAGAAATACAAACCACAGACAACTACATTGACTGGACGAGTTTGAGCGTGGTAAATTTAACAGGAACAACCTGGAGTAGTAGAAGCGTACCGGTTGGTGCTGAGTCTGAAATTGACGTTGCTACATTAAATCTAGAAACTCCCATATACATAAGTCCTCCATCTAAGGTTAAAAAACTTGGTGTTGTTACCGACATTGTTATGAATGTTAACGATACCAGTTATGACGTGTTCGGAGAAATTTTAGAAGAAAGTGCAAATCTTAAAGTTAACATAGGTAATTTCCATCTTTTTGTTATAGGCAATAGTGCAACTATACTTGAAAGAGGGGCAAGAACAGGAGCAGACAATCTAACTCCATTTAAACAAAGTGCAGATCTAAACTGGCGTGTTGTTCTTGATCAATATCCAGGACAATTTAAAGCAGGTCTTTCAACACTGTATCTTAAAATAGATGAAACACACGAAGTGGTAGGACAAGCAAGTTTAAATCCGTTAACAGACAACGAACTAACGATTAACTGGGATACTGATACATTTCCTAGCAACACAGTAATTGAAAGTCCAATCGGTGTTAATCG